ATGTTTCACGTGAAACATTTTCTATGCATTTTCCAGAGCGGCTATTCTCTGGTCCAAACCTGAAATAGAAATAGCAACATTGTTATTTGCTTGCTGTGCTTGCGTAACCAGAGCGACCGATTTACTTACACTATCTGTTGCATTGTTTGTATTTGTCAAAGCAGTGTTAGCAAGTGTAGCGGCATTTGTAGCAACCGTGACAGCAGTTGTTGCGTTTCCGTCATGTTCGTGAAACTTTGCTTCTGCAAAGGTTAACTGTTCACGCATGTTAACATTAATGGAAACTATCTGCGCAACTCTGGCAATAATTTCATTTGCCCTTTGCAAAATACGATTCGCAAGTGTTCCATTACTGTTCATATCCGTGTCGATTTCTGAAAAGTTCGCAGTCCAATCTTCATTCGGATACGGAGCGTCCATTTTGTTATAAATTCCGAGTTTGTAATATGGAGTCTGTCTTGTAAACATTAAGCTATCCCTCCCTTAAGAGCAACATTTTCGATGTACATAATTACCGGGGCTTCGATGATGTGTAAATCGTTTTCCACTGTAACGTTTAACACATTTACGTTAAAGTCAACTTCCCATAAATTATGCTCTACGCTTTCCACATAGTTTCTGGATTCTGTTTGGTAAGTTCCGCTATTGCTTAATGCTGGTGCTACAATAGCGTTTATTAAATCTATCCGTTTTGCTGTTACTGGAAGGTCTGCTTTGATAAGATATGGAACGGTTCCTTCCGTAACTTCTGGTGCATCATATACACCAGCAATTTTGAACTTTCTTTTGAATCCATTTGCTGAACGTTCTATCGTTTGGATGTTATTTGTATCAAAAATCTGAATAGAATTTCTGTCCCAGAAGTAAGCAGTTGCATTGTACTTCTTATAGTCAGCATCGTTAAACTGTAAAATGTTATCGCGTTCACTAGCTGTTAAACACATTTCATTATTCATGCTGGCAACATCTTCTACGGCTGTCTGAATTCTCCCCCATTCTCCTGTCATGGGATTGTAAATCCGATGCTTGTATTTTTCGTACATGATTCGATAAGCCTGTACATCAAAATCGATGGCTGTCATGTGTAATTTCTGGAAATCAGTTCCCACGTTTCCAAACGCTTCAAACCACTCGTCAAATTGAGCCGCAGTAATTGCGTGAACTCTCAGAGCATTCCACACATCTGTAACAGTGTTTCCAACGCGGTCGCGTAAACCTGTTGTGGGATTATCGATGCGGAATCCATCCTCATTAATTTCGTCCACTTCCTGCCGCAGTTTGTCTAACTCTTTCTGTACCCACTCTCTTGTTCGTTCGATACTCGAATCCACATAAGCAGTTAAGTTCTGCTTCATAACATCCATATCAGCATAGATTTTAACAACATCGCTTGCGTGTTTATTACGGATATCCTTAAAATTAGCATCAACGTACGTCCGTAAATCTGTTATCATTCCCTCGATTCTAGTCACGTCTTTAATATGCTCATTCCAGTAAAATGTGTCTTGCTGGTCTACATATGTACGTAATTCTGCAAGAGTTCTGTCGTGATAATCTCTTAACTGGTCAATCACAGCCGTGAGTTCTACACGTAAAGCATCAATTGCCTTATCTGTGTATTCCTCGTAATTCGTTTGTATATCTTCCAGATACTGCACAATCACATTTACGTTGTACAGGATTTTTCCGAGACTTTCCTCAAACGAAATTGACCAATCCCACGCAGACGGTAAGGAAAGCCACGATGGAGGATTGCACACTTTTTTCGGTTTTTCGTTATCCATATTATTACCTCCCTTCTAAAATGTAAAAATTTTGAGAAACAGTCCACGGCTTACTTCTTTAACCATTTCTCCAATAACATCTGACAATGACTCTCGATTTCTTTTGAGTACTTCGCCCTGCGGAATAGTGAAGCCTTTATGAGTCACCGTTTCTGTTAAGTCACGTTTACGTTCTCCCTTATCAGAGGAATTTGAATCACTACTTCCACTCCCATTGTCTGTTGTTATGTTAGTAGCGTAGTCCTCATTACCTAAAGCACTTTCGGGAGTATCCTCATACACATTCTTGTTGGTGTTTGTAGCACTGGTGTGAATGTAGCCAGAGTTTTCGGTATTCTCTCCTTCATTAATCGAGCGACTAGTTTCGTCGGAAAATGAATTGAGTAAATCAAAGTCTTTTTGCATAATTTCGTACAGTTTATTATAACGCCATATTACGCGTCTTATATTACCATTAAATCGTAATAAAAACATGGTAATACTTTCGTACTCAATTTCTCGCATCAAATTATCAGTACAAAATAGCTGGAAAAAATCATCCTTCATTTGCTGGGAAAAGAACTGAATATTTTTGTCAATCATGCTGTTTTCGGCTGTTGCTATTCGTTCCCATACCGGCACGTCATACTCTGGTTTAAAGAAAGGGTATCTTCCTTCTCCAGCGTTTTGTTTAGCAAGAGCTTTGGGGTTTTTGTCCTGTGAATAATGATAAATTATGTCACGTAATGTTGTTGTATAATATGCCATTATTCGTCACCCTCTTTCTCTTCTGTTTCTCCTGAGGCATATCCTTCTCGGCCAGATGATTCACTAGGCTGTAATGTTCCATCCACTTTAGCAAGTGCATTCGCATCGAATTCTACACTTATGTTCGTGCCAAACATTCTGTTAACCTGTTCGGCTCCAATTTCTCGACTTCTCAAAGCGTTATTTCTGAAACCCATAATGTGCTCATTATTTGCGTTTCCCTCGTCCACAGTAAGATGTTCAGCCTTGTATATAGAAATGTTGTTATACCCTAGTAATGAAAGATATTCTCCAAGAATCGCCATTTTTGTTTTGTCAAGTGGCTCAGTGATGATAGGTGTACTTAAATCCAACACTTCTGGTTTGTCTGTCTCAGAAATAAATTCGTCTGAATCATCGTAAAAAATATACGGTAAACCGAGTTGCGTATTATTTATCATTTGACGCATTGAATTCTGTGTGTCCTTGTTAGTACGAATAATTTTAGGTCGCATCTGTAAGGTAATGTTTACATCTTTTGCGAGTTCAACACGTGCCAACTTTTGAGCATAATATTCGATAATTGGAACAAACGGAGAATAGGTTGCATCATTAAAAACTAAAACGCTGTTATCCTCGTACCGAACCGTATGATAACCATTTGCTGTATTTACATGACGAATTCTAGGAATGTTGTAAATGTTAAATTTTCCTGTGTTTGCGGAAGGAAGGGCTACCATGCCTATAACCGGATTTTCGAAAAACAGACAATTACCTTTCATGATTAGCGTCTGTTCTATCACCCGCTCTGAAACCGTGTCAGGCAAATTATTCCACTTAAAACGGCTAATCGCTAAAACGTAAAGATATCTAAGATAATTCCAGTACGTCCAATCTCGATTTACGTCACTCATAATTTTCTGGTCATACCCTATACCACACAGACCGAGCGGGTCACGGCTTATACTGCGTCTCCCCATCTTATCCCTCCTTTCTATTCATTATTTCCATAAGTTCCCACGTTTTCATAATCGTGCCAAAATGTCACGCCGTTTAAAAACATGCTTCTTATGGTTTCTAAATGCTCGTTTGGTATATTACCATAAATGTTAACGGTATTACACCTCACGTAGTTGAATCTAGGACGATTATTTAAATACGGAATTCCGATACGATTAGACTTATACCCGTACGCATCGAAATAGCTTTGTAACTTAGAACGGAATTCTGGCTTAACTGTATACGCACGAATGATTACATCAAGGGAACCGTTTACAGCCATTAACACCGCTTCACTTCCACCAGAAGAATTTCCAGCCAGTCCGATAGCACTTTGCATCATATCGATTTTTTGTCTGTCTCTCTCAGATGATTGCTGTTCTCTAACTGCACTCTGAAACGTATTCGCAATTGCGTTAACAATTCCGCTAGCGTCTCCCTGGTTCGAAACGGCCTGACCAATTCCACTTGCTAATCCAGAAATTGCGCCAATAACAATATCTGTACGATTCTGGCTGTGCACTAAATTGTTGGTGCTTACGGCTTGTGATTTTGACAAAATGAATTGATTATTCTGTACTGGAAATGATGGGAATCCTGAAAAGCTGGTTCCAGCATTGAGTAAATCACTGTTATTTATGTTCCCATCATAATCGTTCGCGGATGCTAACAGTGTCCCATCCGGTATCGGACTTCCGGTAATGGAAATAGATAACGTGGCTCCGTTTATTAATTCCGGTTTAAGTACAACCTTATTTCCAGACGGCATCACTATCTCAAAAAAGCTATACGGATAGCAGTACAATTTTTTCTGAGTGTACGCCGGCAACATGGACTGCCAGTTGATATCAATGACACGTTTTCTCGGACTTGTATTTCCGTAGCACACACCGATTCGAAATCCCATGGCACTTGATAAAATACCTTGTTTTGGGACAAAGTCTGCGGGAAAAGGAAACACAGAAATGATAGATTGTGCTACCCACGCATAGTCTGATAAACTTGCGAATATGTCACGCAAACTTGATGTATTTTCGTCCACGAAATAAATACCCGCCGCAGATGGTAGTCCGTTTATTTCACAACCGGGCGCACCTTTTATAATCACCTCGTCCGCTGTCCCACCAGAATTCACAAGGTCTGCTGTGGAAATTATCAAATATGTGTTAACTTCTGATAACGAATCAAGAGTGAATACACTTTCCTGATTGATAACATAATCACCATAATCAACCGGTTCCACAACTGTATTGTAATTGTAAGCATAACCACGCGGTGCATGTTCACGCGCAATGTCGCAATCTCGTATTACTACGTTATTAAAATACGTCTGCCAAGCATCTAAGTGAAAGCGTATCAAAGATGTTTTAGGATTAACATACTCAATGGCATCCACAAAACAGTACATCCATATGCCGTTATACTGTGTGTTTCTGAACCGCATATAGTTAGATGCAAGTAACGTTTCCGCATTGTAGTTAACCTGTAATGCTCTGTGTTCGCGTATGTATTTAAACGTAAAATTACCAGCTATCACTTTACCGTCAAAATAGCTATCTCTATCTGACTCAGACGTAAAATAAAGTTGACGATTTTCAGCTACGGGAATATACCCTAAAAGTTGGAACACATTTGATTGCATTGCTCTTGTTTCTACATCTGTCATAAATTCCATGTTCATGCACCGCCTTTATTTTCAGCTACTTGCCGCAGTAACAGCTTTCTCACCATGAACGGAGTTATCAAGATACGGCGTAGCGTAAATAGTAAGATTTCCTTTTTCCTCAGCTCCTACGCTCAGAACTCCCTGATCATTCATACGCGTACTAGAGGACGTATTACCGAGAACAGACCACATAACCGCCTGAGAGGGATTGTTCGTCCCAGTTACGGTTGCTGTGTAAACAGAGCTTCCGCCCGGCGTATAAGCAGCTGAACCATCAATCGTAACACTGGTAACAGTCGGAAGAGCGGCAGTCGTAATCGCAACTGCATTGTGAAATGGGGACAGGAAATAAGTCTGCCATACATGCAACCAGTAATTCCAAGACAGTTTTTCACGGTCATAAAAATCATTTGCTTCGAAAAGATTATCGTAGATATTCAAAAATTCCTCGTCTGCAATGACAGCTATGATTTCGGGATGATTCGGAATCTCCGGAATGAGGGTAATTCTGCCAAGGAATCGCGCCTCGTCCATATGGAATGCATAAGCAAGAGCCTGAACGCTGGTAACGGCATCGGCCTTCGGAGTAATAAATAGACGTTGATCTTCCAGAGACGTTGTATTCATAACTCCCGCCGCATTCATGGAACGAGTAGGAAAACGCAAGGTATTAGAAGCAATTCTAAGAGCGGTAAGAAAACTTTTTGCGCTAGCTTCGTCCGTAGGTTCGTCTGCGTGAACCAATTTAAACTTTCCGCTGTCTATATAATCCACAAACAACGCAAGTGTGTACGCAAATTCAGCCACATCATTACTAGTGTACATGCCGTTTATTACACGGTCAACCAGAGACGCAACGCCTTCTTCGGAGTAAAACGCGGCCTGTAAATCACGTCTCCATATGGTCTGTTTAAAGTAGTCCTCACGGTTCCGGTTGTGATATGCAACTTTAAGGTCAGGTTTTTCTGTTTTCAGCATCGCCCAAGGGTCGGTGTCCTCACCATATGCGTGCGCTGTTGCAATGTCCACCCAAATATCCTCAATCGTATATCCAAACGGAATCATACCGCGCTTCGCGAAACCGAAAGGATTCGTAAAGTACATTTTGTTCACTTTGGTGAAGGAAACCTTATTCACCAAAAAGTCAAAGAACCGGTTCATAACAGGTTCATAGTTCATAAGCGTTCCGCCAAATTCCCGAATATTAGTACTAACCGGGTCAGGCAAAAGCCCTTCATATTCTGTGTCAGCAAGACTTGCTCTAAAATCTGCTAACAGCGTCTTAACATTTGTTACTGCATTTTTTACTGCCATTTCTTAACCCTCCTTTACAGGTTTAAATAGTCCTCGATTTTAATTTTCGGGACTTCTTTCTTTTCTTCATTCTGCACAATATCTGTAATAACTTCTTCCTCAGCAACGCTGGGTTTTGTAAAGTCATTAATGTACTGCGCTCGGATTCTGTCGCGGTCACGCTCTACTTCACTGTAATAAGCCGCCGCTTCATTAATTGCGGAACCGATAAAAGTTTCGTCATAGACTTCACCTTCATCAAGTTCTGTTCCGGCTATCCGCCGTAACATCCTCAAAAGCTTCTCATTCATGCGTCATTCTCCTTCCCTTATTTCGTCAATCCCACATTTAAAGAAATAGGAGCGTCTAAAAATCGAAATGCGGGATTGCAAGCCGGTATGGGACTGCCAGCGTATTACCGCTTTCCCTCAGCAGTCTACCAAAATTTAAACACTCCTACTCAATATAAGTGTATCATAAATATGACAATATGTCAAGCATTTCTTTTTTGATATCCACATTTTCAAACCACGCTTTTCCGGCATTGTAATAACGCTTGAATGACATAGCTGTTTCAGAAATCTGGGAGAGTAAATAGGTATCCTCAAAATGGGAGTTGGAATCAAAGGCAAATTTGAGTTTAAACTTTTCGTTTGCTTTGCTGGAAAAATAAATACAGTCCTTGTTTATCCATACACCTATGTTTTCTGCGTTTCCTAAAACTCCATCTTTTATGGTTATCGTGCAGTAGTAATATTTGTCTTTGGTTTCCAATTTGCGAACAAACGAATAGGTGTCCAACATGTATTTGTTTGACGATGCAAATTGCACGTAATTTGATTCACTAAATGCGCGGTTAAAACCGCTGGAAAGAAGTGCTTCTTTTGCGGCTTGATTTTCCGTTACCTCTAAAACCCATCCATCACCGCGCAAAAATTTTGTGTCGGATTCCAACCGTTTTTGAATTCCAAGAGCCTTGTAATATGGATTCAAAATTGATACGTTATTTCCGCATAAAATGTTTCTAACATAACGTGTCTGCTTTCCGAAACCTCTGGCTATTGAATTTTGAATGCTAATAAATTTTGAAATCTCGTTCTCACAATAATGTTCAGTTTCAGATTGGAATTCGTCCATGAATCTGTTCTCTACTTCTATAAATCGAGAAGAAACCTTCTTTATTGTGTCAGCATTATTTAGGAATGTCGCGAATCCACATTCTGTGTCGTTCAGATAGAGAACTTTATAAGCCCCTCTCATTTCAGACTTTGCGTGCATTTCAAAGTCAGGAGGGTATAGCTGTGCAATGTCGCTAAAAAATGAGTTTTCACAGTCAGATAACTCATAGTTGTATCTGTATTGTAGCATAAATTTGCGCTTATTATCGTTCAAAAAATCCTCAAAAATTGTTCGTTTTGCTGAGAATGTTTTTCCGGCGGTTCGATTTCCTGTTGCAATGAATAATTCTGGTGTTTTTCCGTTTAAATCTTTTTTACTCAACAAACGCGATATGTCGTAGTACTTACTCATGAGTACCTCCTTATATTAAATAAGGGACGCTTTCACGTCCCTCATAATTTTCAGATATATAAAAATGTGTTTTAGATTGCCTTAAGCTGTAAAAACTCTCTATCGCTTTTGGAAGTCCCGGATGCAATCTGCACCTTGATAGGATGTTCTGCACTAGGTGCACCAAAAATTTCAACCAGATTCTGAACACAATCGTTTACCGTAGGGGACATTGTGGTGTACATATCTCCTTCTGCCGTAAAAAGTACGGTGCATACTCCCAATTCCGGCTCCTTTGTGTTCTTTCTCTCGGTTTCGTACTGAACGATATCAGTTACGGAAAACTCATCGCCCACAAAGTCTTGCATCTGTTTACCGTTTACAGTACGAGCGTTGTAAAGCATCATTTTGTCGGTTGTGGTATTAATTAAATCTCTCATTTTCTTTTCTCTCCTTATTTGTCATATTCATTAACATAGTAAACTGGTTATTCAGTTACGCCGAAGGCTTCTTTAATTTATGCGTCTCCATCCGGTACAACAAAAGAATTCTTAATAAAATCTTCTTCGCTCATGGCTCTTGTCTCTTCTACTGTTGCTGTTCCAAGACAGATAAGCTTGCCTTCATGCTCAGGCCACTTTACTGTTGCTTCTTTGAGGATTTTCTTTGTATCCCCAAGTTTCTTTCCTGTGATTTTTTCAGGAAGGGTTACAACCTGTCCTGACTGCGTATCAAAATACGCGATTGTAGCTTCGGTAATTTTGAATGTTCTGGTGATATGACCTCTCATATTCTCACCTCTCCTTTCATGTGCCTATTGTTTCGTTTTGGTCTATTAACTTGTTACAATTCATTATACCATGTTTTACTGTATTTTGTCAAGCACTTTACCAAAAGATTTAGGCAGCTTGTACGCTTTTTGCATGTAAAGAGTAAAATATGCGTCTACCAAAAGAATCCCTCCCTTCACTTGCTTCTGCTTTAATTGACTATTTAACGTTAATCCATAATCAAAACATGAAATAGGTCTGGTGGCAAGCAAATACTGTTTGGTGCGGTCTTGCATTCCAGCGCACTTAATTTCCCAGTGAGGTGTTACTTTTTTATGGTTTTCCTTTCGGATAAATTCACAGTATGTTTTCTGGCGTATGAATTTTGCACGGCTCCATTCAGATTCTAACTTCCAGCACAGCAATTTTGAGGAATGTTCTACAATTTTGTTTGGTTCACATTTAAACATGTGCAAGCTGTCTGTGTCGGCATAAATAAAGTTATCGTAGTTAGCCTGTGCATGTGTGATTGTAAAGTAGCGCGCATAGGATGTTACAAAACTTCCCTGTGCTATGGAAAGCGTTTTCTTATTGTGCTCTTCATGCAAAATAAATCTGAGCAATCCGTCCTCGTCTAAATATGGTTCCTGATAACTGCTATCATCGTTTGTTGCAAGTTTGCCATAACAATTGTTTAGGAAAAGCTTTGCTTCTTCTCGTGCACCTCCTTCGGAGTTCATTTTCATTGCCATATATTTATCTATGTACTCGTCAAATAATCCAGAAACTGCATTAAAATAACATCCACTTAAAATCTCAATTTCATGTATATCGTAATGTTCCAAAAACAGTTTATAATCAAGACTTGTTAACGTAAATTCTGCGTATGCCAATTGCAGTATACCATCTGCATCGTAATAATACGCGTATTTTTTACCGCCAAACTGAACGTCCGAAGAGGTTAGCCATTCTGTGGACTTATACATAAGACTATCTTTAATCTGCATTGTAGGCAAGTGGTTAGGCTTTATTGTAAACCGCGCTTTCAGTCTTACAAAAAATACTCTATTCTCTTGCAAAGCTTCTTCGGGTATTTTGTTGCCTGTCCAAAATGTAGGCTTACCTACTGGATAAATGTTACCGCTTTTGGAATGCATAACAGATGGGTAAAGACTATTTACATCATACGTCATACCATCTGCGTCTATCCATTTATTCATATATTTTGGATTGCAATAACACCAACCTCCACGATAAGAGCGACGTATATATGCGTCTGCATTCGGATATTTGTAAGCTTGTTCGTCAAGTGTAATTGCTTTAAGGTCTGGGTACATTGCGTTCCATTGCTCTTTATCAAAACACTTCTTATATTCAGCTATACAATTACTTCCTATCGTTAAACGAGTGTTGCCAGAATCTAGCATAAATTCAAGAGCTTCTTTAAGTACCAAAACATCATTTATTATGTACTGCATTTCTTCGGGTTTTATTAAACCGCCAGCATGACGTTCTCCTTTATACTCCATTTCAAGTTTACGATGTTTAGTATTAAACGCTTTTCCCATTCGTGCTAGCGTCATTGGCATAAGTTTTGCACTATCTCGTATTTCTATTAATGTCCGTCCTGTGCAGACAGTAATGGAATACCAGCGATTCTGTCCTGAAATGATTGCGTCGAATTCCCCCTTATAAAGCTTTTCGTATGCCGTCTTCTGCTTGAAAAAAA